AGCTCAACGCGGCTGAGCCTGGGGGCCATCGAGAGCGGTTCAAGGATGCGCTGATTGAGGTGCTGCGTGCCGACTGCGACGATGAGCGCTGGCAGTCAGCGGTGAGCCGAGCCCGGGAGCTTCACGACAAGCAGGGGGTGCAGCATGGCTGAATTGCCCAGCATAACCTGCCCCACCCGAGAGGCGATCTTCGCTGCCTACGAAGCCGACTCGGGAGATGGGTTTCGTGCACACCTCGGTGCCTCCTTGATCGGCAAAGAGTGTGAACGGGCCCTATGGTTTGATTTCCGCTGGGTCACCCGTGCCCAGCATCCTGGCCGACTCTTGCGCCTGTTTGAAACCGGTCAGCTGGAAGAAGCTCGGTTGGTTCAGAACCTGCGCCGCACTGGGGCGACGGTTCTGGAAGTTGATCCGGACACGGGGCGCCAGTTTCGCATTCAAGCCCATGGCGGTCACTTTGGTGGCTCGCTCGATGGCGTGGCCATCAACCTGCTGGAGGCACCCAAGACCTGGCACGTGCTGGAGTTCAAGACACACTCGGTCAAGAGCTTCAATGACCTGATAGCCAAGAAAGTACGCGAAAGCAAGCCGCTGCACTTTGCCCAGATGCAGACCTACATGCACCTGATGGGCTTGACCCGTGCGATGTACTTGGCTGTGTGCAAGGACACCGATGACGTTTACGTCGAACGAATCGAGGCCGATCCGGCTTTTGCGCAAGGCCTGTTAGCAAAGGCTGAGCGCGTCATCTTCGCTGCGACTCCCCCGCAGCGTATCAGTACGGATCCAGCCTGGTACCAGTGCCGCATGTGCGATCACGCACCGGTCTGCCACGCGGGCGCACCAGACGCTTTAGCCCCCGAGATCAATTGCCGCACCTGCTTGCATGCGACACCCGTCGACGGCGGGTGGCACTGTGCACGTCACGATCGCTGGTTGACCGAGGCCGACCAGCGTGCTGCCTGCACCATGCACCTCTTCATCCCATCGCTGGTACCGGGCAAGCAGGTCGACGCAGGCGAGGACTGGGTCGAGTACGAGTTCGCCAGTGGGAATCGCTGGCGTGACACCGGAAAAAACAAGCATGCGAACGCCTTTTAAGGAGCACGTTTATGAACACAAACCACACGATGGTTCTTCGCCCCTATCAAAGCGGTGCCATTCAAGGCATCTACAACTACTTTCATGCAGACACGGGCAACCCGCTGGTGGTGATCCCCACCGCTGGCGGCAAGTCGCTGGTGATGGCCACCTTTATAGAAGGGGTGCTCAAGGCCTTCCCGGATCAGCGCATCCTGATCGTGACCCATGTGCGGGAGTTGATCGAGCAGAACTACGCCGAGCTCAAGAAGCTCTGGCCGCAGGCCCCTGCGGGCATCTATTCGGCCGGTCTCAAGCAGCGTGACATCCATGCCCGCATCCTTTTTGCCGGCATCCAGTCGATCCACAAACGCTTCTATGACGTGCAGCAGTGCGATCTGGTCCTGATTGATGAGGCACACCTGATTCCGCGCTCGAGCAACACCTTGTACCGTCGCTTTCTGTCTGGCCTGGCCCGACTCAACCCTCAAATGAAGGTCATCGGCCTCACCGCTACGCCGTACCGGCTGGACTCAGGCCTTCTGCATGAGGGCGATGATGCCATCTTCACGGACATTGCCTATGAGGTGTCGGTGCGGGAGTTGATCGATCAGGGCTACCTCTCCCCGCTGATCTCAAAGCGGATGGCCACCCAGATTGACCTGACCGGCGTGGGCACCCGTGGCGGCGAGTTCATCGCCAAGGACTTGGAGGCTGCGGTCGATAAGGACTCGATCACCCAGGCCGCCGTTGACGAAATCTTCTCCTATGGCAAGGACCGCAAAAGCTGGCTCATTTTCTGCGCCGGTGTGGACCATGCCTACCATGTGCGCGATGCCATTCGTGCGCGTGGCGTGAGTTGCGAGACCATCGTAGGCGAGACACCCGGGGCGCAGCGCGAGGCCATCATCAATGACTTTAAGGCCGGCAGGATTCAATGCCTGACCAATGCCAATGTACTGACCACCGGGTTTAATGCTCCAGGGGTGGACCTGCTGGCCATGCTGCGCCCGACCAAGTCGGCGGGGCTGTACGTCCAGATCGTGGGTCGGGGCTGTCGGCTTGCGCCTGCTAAGACCGATTGCCTGGTGTTGGACTTTGTTGGCAACATCGCCCGGCACGGCCCCATTGATGCCGTTAACCCCAAGCGCCCTAAGGGGGGTGAGGATGGTGTGGCGCCCACGAAGGCCTGCCCCGAGTGCGACAGCATCGTGCATGCCTCGGTGCGCACCTGTCCTGATTGCGGGCATGTGTTCCCGCCGCCCGAACTCAAGATCGACGCCAAGGCCAGCAACCTGGACATTTTGTCCTCCGGCAAGTCCGAGTGGGTACCCGTCACCCGGGTCGCCTACGCCCGACATGACAAGCCGGGCAAGCCGCCTTCACTGCGCGTGGACTACTGGAGCGGGCTCACGCACCACAGCGAGTGGATCTGCATTGAGCATCAGGGGTATCCGCGTCAGAAGGCGGCCTCCTGGTGGGCCAACCGTGCCCAGGGCTTGCCGTTGCCCCAGCGGGTGGATGAAGCGATCGCCTGCGCACCCAAGCTGCGCTGTCCCTCCGAGATCGCTGTTCGTCCCAGTGGGCGTTACACCGAGATCGTCGGGGCCCGGTTTGCATGATGTGCGTGATCTGCCGCAGGGATGACCGCGGCTATGGATTTGCACCTCGCTCTATCCGTGTGGACGCGCCAGACAGCAAACAGTGCTCTCGACGCTGCCAAAACATTACTGCAAGGCTAAAAGGAATGATTGATCCAAACAAACACGAAACCAATGCGCTGGCAGCAGCCAGCATGAGCGCGGGCGCCTATGTCGAGGAGATCGGCAAGACCGACCTTGCAAGCTGGACCGAGCAGGAGTGGGCGACGCTCATTGATGTGGCAGTCACCGCATTTCAGGACTTTCTTCGCCAGGCCTATGCCGATGACCCACCGTTTTGAGGGGCACCATGTTAAACAAGAATTACATGGCGCAACTTGGCGCCACCCTGGTCGATCGCGGCTTTCCGATCCTGCCGATTCAACCCAACACCAAAAAGCCTGGGCTGTACAAGCTTGGCGCCTGGCACGAGTACCCCAAGTGGAGCCGGCATTGCGAGCGTGACACCACCGACAACGAGGTCGACATCTGGGGCAACTGGCCAGAAGCGGGCATCGGCATTGCCGCGGGCCGGGTGATCGGCATTGACATCGACATTCTTGAAGCGCCCACTATTGCGCTGGAGTTGGAGGCACTTGCCAAGCGGATGCTGGGCGATACACCTGCTGTGCGCATCGGCCATGCACCCAAGCGCTTGCTGGTCTACCGGGCTGTGCAGCCGTTTTCTGGCTTTAAGTACCCGCCCATTGAGGTGCTGGGAGTCGGCCAGCAGTTCATTGCCTATGGCATCCACCCCGATACCGGCAACCCCTACGACTGGCCAGTGAGCACTTTGGCAGATCTGAGCCCTGATGACCTGCCCGGCATCACAAAGGCCCAGGCACGCGAGTTCGCCAAGGAAGCTTACCGTTTGATACCGGCCGAATTGCGTCCCAAGACTCTGGGTGTAGGCTTGCGTGCGCCGATGGCGTGCGCCAACCTGCCTGAGCAGCGTGGTACCTATGAAGCTGTTAAAGACGCCCTGAGGCACATCGTCAACGCGGATCTGGATTACGACAGTTGGGTCCGTATCGGGATGGCCACCAAAGGGGCGCTTGGCGATGAGGGCTGGCCATTGTTTGAGACGTGGTCCGAAAGCTCGCACAAGAACGACCCCAAGACGACAGCGCGCAGTTGGCGCAGCTTCGCTCCCCATCGCATCGGTGCAGGCACGATCTACAAGCTGGCGCTCGATAACGGGTGGGAGCCAGCGGCTGATATGCAGTTGAACGGCGAGATCGTCATGAATGGTCATCACCCAGCGCGTGAGTTGCTGCAGGCGCTGCAAGCTGCTGACCCCATTGCCCTTAAACCGCAGGAAATCTCACTGCCTCCGCCCAAGCCCATGCCGGTCGGCTGGGATCAGGTGGGGGTGTGATCGCAGACATGATGGCCTTGATGGCAGCGACGGCCAAGCGCCCTCAACCGGTGCTGGCACTCGGTGCGAGCCTGTGTGCGATCGGGGCTTTGATGGGGCGCAAGTACCGAACCGTG